CATTCTTAAAATCTGCTGCCTTGAATATTTCTCTCAACATTGCTGCAAGACCATCCTGACCAATGATATTCAAGACTGCCTCACTGCTTGTCACAACCTGCAATAGCTCATTTCTGCGAACTGCGGCCTGTTCCTTGGCAACCATAGCAGTAGATCCACGAGCAATAATCTTGACATCGCCCTGGTGGTATTCTGGATCATTGAAAAACAACAACTGAAACTCGTGGGTCCTCTCTATGGAGGGCTTTACAATCCCATTGTCTATGTTCCGGACAACATTCTTGATTCCCCGGGAAGCATTGTTCATCATCATGCTGAAACCGGTTGCAGTTCCCAACGCTCCACCGCTGCCCTCAGATCCTCCACCGTAAGAATATTTTGGGATCCCGGTCTTGTTGTCTGCCTCACTGGCATGATGCTGGTACACGGCCATCAACTCATTGACCACCGTAGGCGGAGCAAAGAAGCTGATGGGGTTTTTGGTTGTTGATCCAATTGCAGCTTGGCCATTGAACTGCCATATTTTCCAGGGTCTTAGATCTGTAATGTCTGCACCCGGCGGAAGCTGGGAGACGTCCACCATCACCTGCGGGCCCGAAGATATAGCCATATTATTGACCATTGCCCGGGCTGAAGCGTTACAAGCATCCTGAGAGTCCTTGATTATTTCCGGTACGCCTGCTCCCCATAGTGAGCCATTCCTATTTCTGAAACTGGCAAAATGATAAGGCACACGGCCCAAAGGGTCCCCGTTAATCTCGGCTTTGATCACATAATTGCCGATCAACCAGACCTCAACTGCGTAATCTGCGAACGGGTCCTCTACCTCTTCTGGAGCCATACCGAACTCAAGAAGTTGCAGCCCCTGGACATTGCCCCAGAACTGTAGGGCATCGATCAAGGCTTCAGGGGATCTCCATTCATTGGGCCTGTTTTCCAGGGCTTGTCGAGTCTGGTCATTTGAAATAGCCAGCCAGGTTGATTTACCAGCTGTTCCGTATTCTTTCAGGACCATCCGGATTGCATCATCATCGTATCCTTTGACTCCGATCAGACTGGTAAGATACCGCCTGGTCAGCCTGTGACGTTCGATTAGCCCGTCTTCCGGGGTCCTGGCATTTGGTAGGGGGTAAATATCAAAGGGGGAAACCCGGTTGAAATCAATAGAAACCTCTTCCACAACTTCAACAACCCTATTTTCCTTACCCTGAAACCCTGCATCTTCCATCTGCTGATCCTGACCATTGACCCATTTCATCTTTTTTTTGTAACGAAGGACCGGACCCTTTACGATGCCTGCTTTAAACGTGGAAATATCATCCAGGGCCTCATGGACTGCATCCTCCCATCCAGACTCAATCACTACATCCTTAAGTTTCGTTTCAACCCGGTCCCTGGACTCTTTGGCTTTGGACTCCATTGCATGCCGAATCTCCTGGCCCATCTCTTCTGTCCTGGCTAAAAGTTCTTGCTGAACGATTGCCGGGTCAAACAATTGGCCTGCCTTCGCCTGCATGTATTTGCTGGCCTGCGCTTCTGAGGTTATCTGCCCGGACCGGATGGCCTGAACAACCTCGGCCTGGTAGTTGGCCTGGATCGCCGCCATGATCTCGACCTGAAACTCGGCCTTGACGTCTGCTTCTATCTTCATCTGCTGCTCTGGTTTCAACTCTGGAACAGGTGTGGGGTTGACGGCCCAGGGTTGTTCTCCTGCTGAAAAAAGGATATCTGCCAGCCAGCTGGTGACGGCTGAACATTTTTCGTCCGTCATCATCATAAAGATTTCTGACCCACCATTGGCCCGGATCTCTGCCAATTTCGTTGGGGAATATTGCCCGTTCCTTTGCCGAAGGGAATTGATATCCTCTCTCTCAATGGGTACTTTTGCTTCTTTAGCCGCTTCCCAATGATTGAGAAGATAAGCCCCCAAGGATGTGATAACCGGTCTGTTCTGTCGTTCCTTGGCCTCTACCGTTGCCTTGGCCTGTTCTGCTTCCCGGGCGTCTAACGCCTGATTGGGTGTAAATGTCATTGGCATGGCTTTGAATCTCCTATTGTAGTTTCTTGTTTCTGATTCAAAGGCCCGCTATGCCTTGCTGCTCTTATAACTTGTCTTAAAATTTTATTATCAATTTCTTGTCTTATTTGTTCGCCCGCCCTCATTGCCCACCCTTGGACAACTCCAAAGCTCATCAAACTGAGGCAATATGGATATCGTTTATCCATCATGTCCATCATGTCCATCCTGCTGCTGATTGTTTCTTAATTTTGATTGCTGCTCCCATCGCTACATGGAACCCGTGCCCCATTGCCAGAGTCTGATAAGCATCAGCCCCGTTGGAGTTGATGTCATGTAATGGGGAGTCCCTGTATGTCTGCAGGTTTTCGTTCCATTCCTTTCTATAGCCCTCAAGCCTTGTGATCCCTTTGGAGCACTTGACCTCATCAAACCAGCAAATAGCCAAGAATCGCCTTGCTGCATTGATTGAGTCCATTTTTGCTTTGATTCTGGGGACCCTTTGGAAATGTAGGCCAATCTTAGCTGCTGATTCCCACCTGGACTTTCCGCCGGCGCCCAGCTCCCGGACTGAAATATCGTGGGGGGCAAAGTGTCGGCCGTACAGATATTTTTTTTTCTGCATCAGCTCCCAATAGTGTTCAAAGCCTTCCCCGGAATTTTCGTAATAATCAATCACATGGATTTCCCTGCCGATATCTTGAGTAAACCAGATCGCCATTACATCGTTCATGCCCAGGTCCCACCAGGTTTTAACAGCCACCCCGGTTTGATAGGGTACAGAACAAATTCGTTTCTCTTTTCTGATCTGGGTAAACTGGCTGGAAAAGTAAGCCCCCTTGATTGCTGATTCGAAAGCCTCTTCCGGCGTGGCAGGGTTCTCACGCTTCATATCATCCCCAAGCCTGGCCCACCTGGTGACGTACCAATTCTTTTGCTCCTGGGAGAGTGTTTGACCTATCTTTGCTTCAACCTCTTTGAAATAGTCCACCATGGCCGATACGATTGGTACCTGCTCTATCTGCACATTGTCGTCATTGTCCCACCACGGGAAAAAATGAAACTTAAATTCCTGCGGTGTGGGCTCCCGGCCGGTTTTGTCCCGGTCCTGGGCTTCTTTGCAATAATCATAGAAATATCCGGACCTTCCTTCTGCTGTGGATTCCACAAACATTAAGGATTCCCCAGTTTGTGTATGGATCGCCTCAAACGCTCCTGTCACGATTTCCCGGGCTTTTTCCGGATACCGGGCGCAAACCTTGCCAAACTCAGATACATGGAGCAATTGAAGGGTCCCGGACCTCATAGACGTACCGACAGATAGGATGGAGTTGTTATTGAACTCTATCTCAGTTTTGGACTTTGATTTCGTGGGCCGGATCTCTTTTACCCGATCTGGCAAGTTTTCGTATGGATACAAAATTTTTCTTCTGAATATTTTGGAAACATCCTCTCTATTATGGGCAATGATTCCGGCCTCAACGTCAGGATTCCAGAGGCACTGATCCAGAAAAAGCAGGTCAATGAAGGTTGTGAAGCCACGTTGCCTGGCCTTGAGAATAATATTTTGATACCACATATCTTTGTAAAGGCGGGTCTGGTCATCGTTTGGGGTAAAGAGTATCCTTTTCCCGAATTTATTGATAATATGATAAAGGTTGTTCAGCCGCCACCATTGGTCCGATAGATTATGGATCAGCTCGTCCCAGGAAAGATCCTCAATGGATTTCATTTCTTTTTATCCCTGGGTTTGGGCAGGCCTGTGGTTCGTTTTAAGCTATCCACCATATCCTCCACAAACTCACCCCGGGTCATTAATTCAGCATTGCCCTTCTGTAAATTGTCTTCCTCGTAAATTCCAGTATGTTTGGATAATGATTCCAAGGCTTTGTCTTTGCCGTGAAAGAAATAATCAGTAATAATGTATTTTATTTCTTCTTCTGTCCCTTCTGCCGGTTGAATCGCAACCCGTTTAAAACTTTTAACGGCTGCCAGCTGGTCCCGGGTCAACTCAAATAATTGCTTTGCGGACCCATCCTCATTGTAATATTCGCTGATATTATAAAGACCAAGATTCGCTTGTTCTTTGACAACCATGGCTGCTGTGACGCCTGTTTTCTCTGCTCTTTTTTGCTTGGCTTTTTGGATAGCGGCCTGAATGTTGGGTCTTGTTAATAGGACACTGGCCTGAAACCTGGCTGTTTTTGGAGAATATTTTGCCCTGATCGCTGCCTGAGTTGCATTAAGATCAATCAGATATTCTTCAACGAATTTTTGTTGCTGGGCTCTAAGTTTTCGATGCTTCGGCTTTTTTCCGATCATATTCCGCCCTCCGCTGTTTAAAATCGCCGTCCTGATCAATTTGCTCTGTCGTAGAAAAAGAAAATCCACAAACGTGACATCTGCGGACTCGAACAATCGTTTTCTCCAAAAACCCGTATGTATTCGCTACTCCGGGCTTTCCTTTTCCACAAAAGGGACAGATCATATAGCTGCCCTTGGCATAGACAGGATTCTGTCCCTTGTCTGCTCCGGGTCAATCTTCAAGATTTCGCAAATTCCCAGGAACGATTGAAGATCCATTGCTTTACTTCTGACCCATGCAATTGCTGATCGCCGACAATAATCCCGTAATTCCGTAGACATGGGCTTTGCTTTGGGCTCAGTGATATCCATGATAGACTGACGCAAAACCGCTACCCATAGGGCTTTCATTGCTTTTTCTTCTTGTTTTTGTTGGTGGTGGG